GCTTCAGTGATTTTAAGCGCGCAAGAAAAGATTTCGTATCCAGCTTTTGCTGGAATCAATATATACACTTGAGCTTTTGGTGAGATGTTCTCATTGACGGTCACTTCTTCTATCTGGACTATGGAAGACCGTGCTGTAGTTGCATCAACATAATCCTTGAATAATGCAACTGGATCTTGTGTCGTTAATCCTTCTTTTGGCACCCTCCAAAGCGGAACTTGAATGATTGTTTCATCGGTAATACTTCCGCCGTACTCAATATCAAACAATGTTAAATCGTCCTCAATTGACGGATCTGTTTCTGATCCAGGATTAGCAGGAGTTCCCGTAACCACTACCAGTTCCATATCGTCGATTTCAGTTTCATTTCCAGAATAAGAATATTCACAAACTACAAGATCGTTTCTGTTTTGTCCTTGTGAGCCAGTCTCAATTGATAACGAAATAGGATCTTTAACACGTGCAAATCGACCATGAATAAGAAACATACCAGGACTTATAGTTACCTCATTTTCTGAGGTAACTTCGATTTTTGCTGTCTTGACCCCGGTTAAACGATATACACCTGAACCTATAAAGGACGCATAAAGCAAAGCATGATCGTCGGCATCAACATGAGGCTCAGCGCCATGTCCTGTAACAAGCTCAAAAGCTCCACTGTTTCCCATTATTTCTCCTTAGTTTTAAGTCCAGTTAAGAAGTTCTGAAAATCGATATCTTGTTGATTAACAAAAGATTGATATTTGTTGTTACAGTCCTTGCAGAAAGTAGTTTTACTCGAGTTTCCGTTTGCAGTAATACGCTCACGGTTTACATAGTTCGAATATTCATCATCAGTCGGTTTTAAATACTGACACTTTCCGCATCCTGCACATTCGCATAGTGAATAACCTTCAGTAATAGGCATACCTACCCCCTAACTTTCACGTAGAAAGAGATAACCACCGTTGTCGCTCGGTAATTTCTTCCAAACACCACCATATGTGTCACCAGGATCGGTTGAGTTTGTTGTAAAAAAGATACTTCCAATAGGATGAGCAGCGAGAAAACCAGCAGCTTGACTATCTCCTTCGAGGTTTACTGTTACGTTTTCAGATCCATCAAAAGAAAAGGAGCCGCTTACGGCTCCTTGAAAAGTGATAGTTCTTGCAGTTTTTAATTTTTCAGCACTAGATGCTGATCCCCCAGGACTAAGCGACGCGGCATAGCTATGTTCGTGGTCAGAGTCGGCTTTATCATCAAGAGCCGACTTAACAACCTTGTTTTGTACAGGATTCGCACTCGTATCGCTAAGAGACGAATCAACTACTGTCTTATTAGCACCATCCGATATACCATCGAGCTTTTCGCGGTCATCGGCACTCATAAAACCATCTGATGCAGCAGTAGCCACGTCATGCACATGACCAGACGCAGCAGCACTTATATCTGTAGGCTTTACTGCACTCTTTATCTTTTGATAGATCCAATCCCAAACAGAACTTAGCGATCGTTTAAATATGGCACCGTTTGATATCGAAGGAGAGCCGTAAGCAAAAACAACTGCGCTTTCATCTCCGGGAATTGAAGTTTCGCTTTCAATATCGCCTAAGAGATTGTATCGCGCTCCTTTAGTGTTATCAGAACCCGTGCCACCGTGATTCTGATCTAATACTCCAGTAGTTATATCACTCGCATCGTGATAATGCTCAAATTCCGCCTTAGTATCAAGATCATTCGCTACCTGATTGGCCGTAGCTTCAGCATTAGACGCTTCTTGCCTTGCTGTAGTAACAAGTTGGCTTAAGCTTTCAAGCTGCTCTGGTGATACCTTCGCATCAAGCACACCATCAATAAGAACCAACGTATCGCCAACTTTAAAACCAAGCGCAACCGATCCGTCACTATTGTTAGAACTACCAGAATATCCACCCTTAGATTGCGTCATTGAAGGATTTCCTGCTTCATAGCTATGGTGTTGCTCATTTTCAGAAATGCTGAAACTCTTTTGCTTAACAACCGCAACAACTTCAATTCCTGTAATGTCATCGACACCACTAATGATATCGCCAACATCGAGTGATTCGTCATCGCTTAAAAGGTCTATTTCACAAGAATCGGCATCCTGTAAGCCTAAAAGCTCCTCGGTCGCTTTCTCTTCTAAATCATCAGATGAAGTTTCGCGCTGATCAAAGATTGATGTTATTTGATCAACACCAAAGAAATGCTGAGTCTTGGAAACATTACCCGATTCGTCAACATACAAGTCAATAACTTCACTTGGACCTAGGCAGATCATATGGTTGGTAGTTCTAAATACTTTTTTAATAGTCAACTTAAAATTATCGCTACCAAACTCAGCCCCTCCTGCAGAAGCAACAGGCAAAGCACTTAGCTCAACCAAACTTTCTGTGTGGCTTATACTTAACTTCGCATTGGAAGATTTCAATATGGCACATAACCCGCTATAACCAGTTAGGTAATCATCGACCTCATAGCTAATAGCTATACCGCTCTTTTCAGGAGAAGCTTTAAATACATCACCAAGATCTAGATGATCAATAACCTTAGCAATAACATCATTTGCATCTCCTGAAAGTGTTCCAATCTCGGGCCTTATAACATGACTATCTAAAATGCCCGTGTAGCTTCTTCCGCTATAGGTAACTTCTCCATCTTCTCCAGTAACTTCTTCCATGGAGTCGATAATGCCGCCGTTTTCGTCGGTCTCAGAGTAGATAAAACCACCTTGCAAAATTGGATCACTGATGGAACGTTTTAAGGTAACAATGTTTTCATCTTCACCAAAAGAAGTCTCAAAATTAGCATTGGTAATAATTTCGTCATTCTGACTATCAGGAGCTTCGTAATAAATATCATTTACCATAAGTTACTCATCCTTAAAGAAAGGAGGAAGAGGAGATTCGTGAATAAGATATAAATCGAATCCGAATGTGTTATCCCACATAACATCGTTATATCCGCTAAGTATTTCCTCGAATATGTATTGACCTGCCCCCTTAGCCCCACGAAGCCTATTTCTTATGTGCTCTACCCTATTTCCAAGTCGTTGAATTTCATAAATCTTTTTCTTACGAGAATCAATTACCAAATAACCACCTTGCGCAATAGTGGCATTTACTTGATATAGATTTGCTCCAATTCGCACATAAGGATCTACTGCTCTACCGTAAATGAGTATCCTAAAAGGACAGCTTAATACCTCATCGTTATAAAACCTACAATAGACGTTGCGACGAGCACCGTAGTTATACGGATAGTTAAAAGGATAGTTAAGACCTTCTGAAGAATCAGGACTAATAACTTGAGGCTTAAACCTAACAAGCTCCTCTGTATACCAAATAGGGTTTTCAATTGCTACCTGGACGCTTAATCCAGTCTCAAATCCATAGAAATCATCATCACCTTCAGAAGAATAATCAAGGCCTATAATGTAGCCTTCAGTCTGATACTCTCCTATTTTTATAGTTCCTGGAGTTTCAGCTTTAATATCGTAATTAGATAGTTTTCTAAGCTGTTCTGTCAGCTCAACGGCTTCAGATACTCCATTAGACTCAATAGATACATCAAAACCGTACGTCTTCAACCCCATGTAAAAGTTTGATATCTTTCCATTAGATTCGTTGTACGAATATTCATATGAGCGGAAGGTATCTCCATCAACCCAAAAAGGAGAGTGTCCACCGAATTCGATGGACACTCCTTTGGAATTTGTATAGGTAAATTCGTAGCCTAATCCCATTATGACCACTTCTTACTAATCTTATTCATCAGCTTAAACACTCCCCTCTCATTGCCTATGTCTAAAGATCGAGGTGCGTGCTTTTCAATCTTTGCTCCAAGACCAGAATCAAGCTTAGTAATAGCACCTAAAATTTTTGCTAATAGGGCATTAGGAGATCCGCCAAAATAACCATCTATCGATTGATCGATATAGCCCTGTAAAACATCAATTGGAGCAACAGCTTCAGGGCCCGCTTCCCCTCCAACAAGAGCATTGGTGCCAGAAAATCCGAATACTGTTGGACCATTAAGAATGCCGCCTTTTTGCATAAAAACTTACTCCAATGGAGGGTATCGATCCTTTGAGCAAATCGCCAACCTGCCATCCAGCAGGAGATATAGTAAAGTGCGGCATCGGAATATGGGGCCAAGAGATACTGAAATTGAAAAACCCTTTAATAGAATTGATCGCACCTTGAATCACGCTTTTAGCATTGTTAACAGGATCGCTCATGAAAGTTTTTATCTGATTAAACAATCCACTAACAACACCGGGAACAGAAGACAGATTGTTAAAAAACCCTTGAATTGCACTAATTCCGCTACCTACAACCGATTGAGCAGTATAAATCGCGCCAGAAACAACAGATGCGATTGATTGAAAAGCGCTATTTACCATGTTTCTGAAGGTTTCAGAAGTATTATAGGCGGTAATAAATGCTGCAACCAAACCAGCAATTAAACTAACTACCAATATTATCGGGTTTGCTCGCATAACCGCATTAAGAGCAGTAAAGGCGGTCGTTACCGTCTGAATAATAGTTGCACCATTCATCGCAAGCCATAAAGCGCCGAACGCAACCGCCGCCCCAACCATGATAGGAGCCAACCAAGAGAAGTTTTGCGCAAGAAAACCAATACCATTTGCCGCAAGATTGGTTATTTGAGCCTGCAAGGGAGTAATTTGGGTTGCAAGTTGAGCTTGAGCATCAGTAAGCGCAGCTTGAGCATTGTTTGCTTCAATAACCGCTGCATTATTCTCCCTATACGAAGCTGCTAACCCACCATAACCAGCATCAAGAGCATTTACTAAGAGGCTTTGGCGTTCTTGCTCAGTTGAACAAGCAGCAAGCGCAGCATTCATGGCATCTTCTGTTGTTGCTCCTTGAGCAACAGCTGAATTGAACGCAGACTGAGCTGCTGCATTGCCAGACAGAGATGCGCTCCACTGTTCCTGTGAAACATTTGCCCAATTGATGGCGTCGACAACGGGACCTGTTAACGTAGCCCCAAGCTTACTCGACTCATTAATTGACTCCATTAATCCATCGAGCGGAATTGAATCACCAAATTGCGCCCAAGCTCCTGTTGCTGCGTTAATTGCCTTTTGCTGGTTCTCGGCGCTCATTCCCATAGCCGACATATTTGCAACAGCAGTAGATGACATAGTTTCATCTGCTGTTATTGCGTAAAGTTCATTGTAGCTGCCCTTTAACCGATCTAATGGTTGACCGGTTGCCTGCGCTGCAGTTGCAAGCTTTGCCTGCTCATTTCTGTATTGTCTGGTAGATTCCTCTAATCCAGCAAGCGCTTGTATTCCGCTCGTCGCAAAATCAGATATAACATTACCAGCAGCAATATCACCAACACTAGCACCTGCAGCTTCTGCACTAGAATCAACATCTTTTAATTCACGACTAAGACCATCGGCAGCATCGCCTGCTTGAACTAATCTCGCTCTTGACTTGCTAAGCTCAGTGCTTACCTGTTTTAGCTCTGCCCCTACCGACTCAGCCTCACTAGATGTCTGACCAAACCTAACAACAAGACTCTTATATTCAGCTTCTAACCTTTTTACCTGGCTATTTTGCTGAGATATTATTGTAGTTAGCTCGTCAAACGAGACTTGAGATTGTTCAGTTGCATCGCTTTGGCTATTAAGCGATTTTTCGACTTGAGTTATCTGGTTCGCAATGCGAGCTTCAGCCGCTCTCGCGTTATTTACTTGAGTAGCAAGTTTTTCAGCTTCAATTGACCCCTCGCCATATACACGGTTTGCGACTTCTAACTTTGCGCTTAAATTCGCTGTTTTGGCCTGAGCAGTTTCAAGCTGATCAGACAAAATACGCTGCTTTGTCTGCAAAAACTCCACACTGTTTCCAGTGTTTTTAAACTGAGCAGAAGCTAACTTCATCTCTGAGCTAAGATTTGCCATCCTAGCCCTCGCGGCTTCAATGTTTTTGTTGAAATCGCCAGTCTCGGCGGTGAACTTTACCTTCGCTTCATTTTTAGGCATCGATCACCTCCTATTATTTTTTAAAAGTCTATTTTGTTCACTCGTAATCCACGATTCATACGCTGTTTTATCTGCAACAACAGACTTGATAAAAGAAATATCGGCATTCCAGAAAACATCTTCTGAAATGCCGATAATCAGTACGTAAAACGTATAACAGTCCTCAACATCCTCAAGTGGGAAATCTGGGACTCGAATACTTCTTCCGCTGCTAGTTTTTCTTACTCGCTTATTGAAGGTGCAACGGAAGCCATCGCTTTTTTGGTGCATAGAGCATATTTGCCAATTCGGTAAGGATTACATGATCTTGCAGCACAGAGTCAATAAACTCCTCAAACGCCATAGCTCCCTTCAATGGCTTATCATCAGCGATCAAACCACAGAGATACCCCGTATAGATAATCCTTAGTTGGTCAAATTCCTCTTTTACACCTTTAGTTACAACCTTGTTATACGCTTCATAATCAATCCTATCCTTTGATTTGAGCGCCAGAAGATAACCAAAAGTCAAAGTGCATTTCACGGAGGAACCATCAGCCATTTCAACATCAACGAAAGTATTTAACTGCATTTGTTAGTCACCCTTCGCTTCGGTTTCATTGCTTGCATCTTCGACAAACTCTTCAACGAACTTTCCCTCTTTGATGATCTCGGCAAATCGCTCTTTATTTACCGTAAAAACATCGCCAACCTTATGCACCTTACCAGTGTGTTTATCCTTGAATCGTTTAATTGTTTTTACTCTCATTACGCAGTCGCCACCTCTACTAATTCTCGACTAAAGCTATTCATCCATTGAGACTTAACTGTTTCAGCTTCGTCTTCTTCAAGCTCATCAACGATGCACTCATAAAGACCTTCACCAGAATCATCAGGGCTTACCGCAACTTCCAGCTCGACTTCGGCAACCTCATCAGCGCCATTTTCAACCGATCGTGCAGGACCTGTAGTAACCGTTGCCCTTGGGTAAGCTTTTAGCTTCTCGTTATCATCCTCGTCGAATACATCAGCGCACAAAACAGCTTCGGGCAAAAGCGAACTCTCACCAAATGCATAGATACCCGTTTTGAGATCTTCACGCGCCATTGCATGCATCGCATAATATGCATCTTTAGGTATATGAGCAGAAATAGTAATCGTGCCATTACCCGTTCCGCGAGACCGTGTTTTAGCAACCTTTCCCGCGACAGCTCTTTGTTACTGTTTTACTTCCATCTCCTCTTCAAAATTTTCCAACACAAGGAATTAAGAGGGCTTGACCTTCGCCAATCTTTAAAGATATTTGGCGAACTTCATACTCTGAAAAAACCGTACTTGTTGTACCGCTCATCAATCATCCTTTCTCAAATTTCTCTACGAGTGCCGTTTCAAGCATTTCAATAACATCAGGTGACGCAGCTTCAGCACCACGTAAAAACATTTGTTTATTACCGACATGAGTTCTGGTATTAGATCCGTCATCAGGAAAATATAGGTAGTGGTAGCGAGCAGTAGTTCCAACCGTTACTGCAAGCGATTCGTTAGTGTAATGCTGCCACTTTGCACCTTTAGCCTGAGGAGGTTTTCCCTTCCATCTTCTTCCTGAAGTTGGTAGCAACTGGTCGATTCTTTTCTGAATCTCTTCTGCGCCGCGACCGTGCAAGACCTCATCTATGATCCTGCCATATCCACTCGCTAGGCTGATAATTGACGCTTCAATAGCAGGCCAACTATTCGCATCATCTGCAATGTTCAGTTCAGCCACCGCACTCACTTCTTTCTTGTGTGAGTAAATGGAATAACAGCCATTTCAATAAGAGCGTTGGTATTAGCTTTTACGGTGTACTCAAAAGAAACTTCTGATTTAAAGTCGAACTTTATACCGGGAATTGAACTAATTTTCTCAATACACCTATCGATATCCGTATCAGGTACATACCCTTCTCGAACAATTGCAACATCAATACGATCAACAAACGCATTTCCATTGTTTGACCGAATAGTTCGCCGACCGAACACCACATAGTTCCACGAATCCTCAGATTTCACAGTTGTTGCCATACCATAATCGACTGGTTCATCTGGAAAAATCGAAATAAGTGCTTCTTGTACTTCATTTAAGAGGCTCAAGCTTTCTCACCTCCTGAAGATATAAATACAGGTCGGTTATAGTGCTATCAAGATACGAAATCGAATAGAGGTAATCGCCAATCACTACCATACAACGCTGGTCGATGCCCATTTTGCTATTGCGAACTTGAATTTTCCTCGACAAAGAAAAGTTCATTCGTTCAGCCATTTCAACATCTTCAATTCGACAGCTTTTCTCGGCAAAGCTCAGCCGCACAATATACTCAAGATCATCTAGCGTCTTAGGGTTCAAACGCGCAGAGAAATCAGTTCTGACTTCTTTTGGCCTAAATACATCACACACGCCATCGTTATACGTTGTCTGTTTGCTCTTCAGCAAGAGAGGCTACCTCCCAACGCTCACGAGCCTGCAAAATATCTTCTGCGTAGTTAATTTGAAATTCGTCAAGTGCATGATTCCACTCATAAAAGCAATAAGCCAGGAGCAGTTTGCGCTCCTGGCTTGGCTCGACGAAATCGAACTTTTGGTCTGTGATACCGATCTTATCTTTTATTTCCGATTTAGCATCTTCAATAATCTGATTAATACGAGCATCGGTGTCATCATCGCTCCAGGTAATGTTCAGTTTACGCTTGACGATTTTTAGCAGTTTATTTTCGTCCATAGCTTACGCTACAGGATCGGTTTCTTCTGCTTTTGTGGTAACCGTTCCAGAAACGGTAGTGTTAACCGTATTTGCAACGTTAACCGTAATATAGGCAGGATCAAGATCACTAATATCAAGCAGCACCGAGCAGGTATTATCAACGCAACGACCAGAAGCAAACTGCTTGATCTTGAAATAGCGCTGATCTTCAAGGAACTTATAATCATCACTAAATTCAATGACTTTATTCTTTTCTCCACCCGCTAAAAGCATGTAATTCTCGGGCAAGCACAGAATAGCTTCGCCATCGGCAAGCTCGTTTGATACCGCTGTTTCGGTAGGGAATGGGAACAGATCATGCACGTAGCCAACTCCTGACGTTGCAAGAGCAGTCGTCGCTGGCATGATCTTAGTAAGATAGTCGGTCATATTACAGATGAGTAAGACCTTATCAAATACGCGACCAACACCCGTCTCGGTTTTTGCCATTTTTGCAACCAAAGCGCCGTATTCGGCTGGCATGAATGAAGTTACATCAACAGCAGTTTTGCGCGGATAACCAGTCGAGGTCGAGAAAGAAACACCGTCATGAATATCTCGATCCATACCGGTAAGCTGATTCAAGCCAGTTCCACCAACAATGCCCTGCTCAAAACCGATTGCCATAGCTTCGGTTAGAACACGACGAATGTAGGCATCCAAAAACTTTGGACCAAGCTCGAGCATATCAAGCTCAATGAACGCAAAACAAGAAAGCTTTGCCTGAACTACATCGATTACTTCAAGTGCGCTTTCGATTTCTTCAGTAATAGCTGAGTTAACCTTGCCCCATACCGCAGCATTGCGGGGATTCTTGTTAATAATCCACTTAGTAACATAGCCTACATACTGCACCGAAATCTTCTGTAAGAGCGGATGATTTTCAGTGAGATCTCGATAGATATCCTCAATAATGGTTTGAGGCATAATATCCTGATCTCCATCTTCTCCAATCAGGTCAACAAACGCCTGCTTGGGGCTTTCAGAACGCAAGATATCAGCAAGTTGAACATAGAATTTCGTTTCTGCCTGTGTAAGCTGACGATATCCACGCTGTTCAAGTACACGAGAATCACGCTCGTTTTTTAGCTCGCGTGCATCGGATTTCACTTGTTCAACTACAGAACCATGAAACACATCCCAGGCTTGTTCAATTTGAGCCTGATCGCCGCTCTTAATCGCAGCAGCCATATTCGCAGCGGCATCTTTGGTAATACCTAATTTAATTGCCATACGCGTATCCTTTCTAATTAATCATCGCGAAAAAGTTTGCGTACTGTTTCGATACTTCATCGCTTTCTTCGTCGTCTAAATCTTGGCTTTCGCCACCATCTTGCTTATCGTCAGAATTGTTTGAATCTGACTCATCCTCTTTGCCAGTTTTCTGATCATCGAAACTATCGGAACCAGCACCATCATCGCCGTTAGATCCGTCATCCTGATCAGTTTCGCTGTCGGTTTCATTTTCGGATTCTTCACCAGTGGACGAAGTATCATCAGTATTTTTGTCGGCATCATCTTCAGATTCTTTAGACTCATCGTCTTCTGGATTTTCGATTTCAATACCTGGCTCATCAGTTGGAGAAGTTGGCTTTTCCTCATCGGTAAGTGCCTGATAGATAAGATTCCGTGCGCATTGAGCAGGTTTATCTGATTCATTATTTGCAACATCGGTTGCAAATCCCATTTCAATAGCAGCATCTGAATCGATAAACGTCTCTTCATCCATCAGTTGAGCAAGCTCATCTTCTGAAATACTCACCTTAGATAGATAAATCTTTTTTGATTGATCAGTAATAAGATCTAGATCATCTGCTTGTTTGCGCAATTCGTTCGCATCCCCTGATGCATAAGTCCAAGCATTATGGATCATCAACAGAGATGCATCATTCATTACGCGCTTATCACCTGCCATAAAAATGACCGACGCAATAGAACAAGCAAAGCCATCACAACGAGTATTAATCTTTGCCTTGTGACGCTTGAGCGCATTAAAAATTGCAAGGCCTTCAGCAACTTCGCCACCATATGAGTTGATATTTACGTTGATCTCATCAACATCAAGCTGTGCCAACTGCGCTGATAAGTTATAAGCAGAAACATCAGATTCAACCCATGGCCATGAGGTGATATCACCGTAGATGTCGATATCAGCAACTCGATTTTCTACTTCAAGAGCATAGTATCGCTTCATTGTTCACCTCCCTCAATGTTTACCGAATTCAATAGGTCATTGGCAGGCGCAATGTTTTTCGTTAGGTAATATGCCTGCGAAAATTCATCATTAATAGGAGCCTCCCCGATCTTTTGGCGTATACCATCAGGGGTGAATAATCCTGTATAGATAAGCTTTTCAACACTTCCCGCAATACTGAACAGATCAACATGCTCAATCAGTGAAGTGTCTACCACGATGTAGTCACCTTTTTTCCATGCGTAATAATCAATAAGCTTTCTGGTAGCTTCATCGCTTATTTCCTGAGCTATTGGATCGACGCAAAAAGTAAGAAATGCTTTAACGATTGCCGCCATATTGTTGATATTGCCAAGCATCATTGATTGAGGAATGCGAAATGCTTGAGCGGCGGTAGTAAACATTTCATCTTTGATCTGGTTAACATCAGCGACGCTCGAACCTTGCCCCGTGTCAAACTTTTTTAGCTCTCTTCCCTTATGTTGGGGTAATACCGCTGACCTATCTGATTTAATAAACGCCTTAAAGTTGTCCGTTATCATTTCTTGGAACTTTTCGGCTTGCGTCTGATCTCCTGCTTGCGGAGCGGAAATTTCGTATTGGTATTTAGGCACATTTGCAGCAGCATACGATTCGATCGAAACACCAGCTAACCTTGAATATGCACTAAGCGCCTTATTTATAAGAGCCGATACCCTAATATTGCTCTGTTCTAAGCAAAAAACCTCGTTAGCTTTCAGATATCCAAGCTCTTGATAACGCTCGTTCACCACGATTCCGTCAAAGATATCGTCTGACAATCCCATCTTCTGACGATTAAAGCTATCAGCTAAATAAAGCTGGTCATTTTTCGCAAGCAATAATGACCTACCATCAAGATAATATTTTTCAATCATCTCGCGCTTGAGCTGCGTTGCATTCTGATTCGGGTTTGGGGAAACATTTAAAAGATAGTAAAGATAATCTTTTGTTTCTTTCCCTGCTCGATATACCTTAAATTCGCAGTTTGATATCGCATTGGATACGTAAGATACCGCAATATAGATCGCCAACACTTGAAACGCAGTGTTTTGAGCAATAAGCTCAGATGAAACTTCTTCACTTGACTCTGCCGAGTTACCTAACCAGTCAAGTAACTTCATTTTTATAGAACCCAAATACCCTCCTTAGAAAAATACCGGAGCGAAAAACTCATAGGGAACAAATTCGGGAATCATATCCTCGATGCACATACCAGCAACAAAGGCCATAAAGCCGTCAGTCTTTCTTGACTTAGGCTCAATCTTTCCGTAGGTGTAATTGTTGTTTTTAGCTGGTTCGAGCTTCGCGTTGTTTGCAAACCAGCGCATTGCAGGGTCATTTCCCCAAGAAATTCTTTGTTTTGCAAAAGCGCTCGTAATTTTTGGTTGTGCAAGCATAATGTCGCTAGGACGTAGCAGCTTTATCGTTTTATCTTTGACTGAAAACCCAAGATCATCAAGCAGTCTACTAAAGATAGAAAACCTGTAAGAGTCAAGCGCAACACCTAAAACGGTATACCGCGTCATATTTTCTCTTACCCAATCAATAACTATTTCGGGTGGAACTTCTACATCATCAACTAAAGTTATAAAACCTGCTGTATGCCACTCATCTAGCGGTGCTTTAATCGCTCTTCGATGCGGAGAATTAAGACAAAACCAAGAATGATTAATTGCATAATATTGATCATCTCGCCTAAACACCAAAGACGCGCTAATAAAGTCAGTTGTGCGAGCAAGATCAAGTCCTAACACGCACTCCCACCCTGATAAATCAGGTACTTCTTTACTGGTAGCTTTAATGTTTTCCCATGAGGTAACTGCAATTTCGGTTTGATTTTCACGCAAACCCATACGCTTGGTCATGAATTCCGAATTATTAATAGGATCTTCTAAATATTCGCCATATTCGGTAATCATTTCCTCTTCTACATCAGGAAAATACGGCAAAGATGGCACTGATTTTGTCCAGCATTTCCGATCGTGAACTTCATCTTTAGAATCAAGCCTACAGATAAAAGGAAAGAAACCGTTATCAGCTATCTCTCCTCTTAAGATTCGCATCGCTCGCTCTTTTAAAGAATCAAGAGGACCATCGCAGACATTACCTTCAGAAGTGAAATAAAATCTTCGCGGATGCGGCTTTTTACCAAGTCCGGTAGTAAATACATTTAAGTTTTTCCAGTTTTCATAAGCATGCACCTCATCGAAAATAACCGCTCCCGAACGCAAGCCGTCTTTTGATTTAGGGTTGTCCGTTCGATACTTAAGTTCGGATTTTGTCTTTTTGTTTTTAATCACTTCGCGCGTCCAGTAGAAGTTGTTGCGCATCTTTCGCACTTGTTTTGGACTCTCAAGCACATCATCATGAACTTCGAAGAATGAAGTCTTTGCCTGCTCTTCACTGGTTGCGCAAATATCAACGTTGTATCGATCTATTCCGTTTGTTTCGGTTAACAAGCAAAATGCAATAAATGAAATAAGCCCGTTTTTACCCGACCCACGACCAAGAAGAGCAAAAGTTTGCGACCACCTTGGACGGCCATCTTCCCTAAACACCACCATCGATACGGCGAAGAGAAACTTCTCCCAAGGAAAAAGATCAAAAGGAAAATACTTTTGATAACTGGCGTACTTGTCTAGCCGATCAATATCGATGAATAGTTTTTCTTCGGCGAATACCCTGCGAACATACGCAACCAGCATTACCTGTTCTTGGCAAACAAGCTGCTGCTCACGCTCTACAATCCGCATCCATTCTGTGATCCAGGAGCATCTAATTTGCTTATGTGTTCTTGCCTTACAAGGTGTCGTCATCTTCGACGACCTTAGGTATCTCTATTGCACAACGACTTGAGATAGTTAATCCCAACTCACGAGCCCACTGGTAAGCCTGCTTAAATGCGCGATCTTGTTGCATCTGAAGATCTTTGTCTACCTTGCCATTGCTTAAAAGTATCCTGATTTTCTTACTACATGACTGGTAAAGATCTTGCGCTGTTATGAAATTTGCTAAACAGTCAACATCTAACTCGGTCATCCCAAGGCTAATGAGCTTGTCGGCAATTTCGTAGAACTTATCGCGTTGTTTTTTTAGCAAATAATCAGGTGCGCGAACATTCACACATTCAAGCTTCGGTTCACTAGATTCTCGCTCCTCGATTTCCGCTTTCGTTAGGTGTTTCTTGCCTTTTGCCTTAACAACCGCAATTGGCTCTTTTCTTCTCGAAATGTCGCTCACCTCCTTAAATGCAAAAGGGAAAAATTTTTCAAGAGTCTTGGATTGCCCCCCGTTGTTCACCCCCTCTTACTTTTGGGGTTTGGGGTGGTGGGGGTATCTAATCAAATCTCTCTTCGGTTAAAGGTGCCTTTGAATAAATATTTCCGCGAAATCGATGATGTTTTTCGTTATGACAACGAGCGCATAGTGCAACAAGATTGCGCTTAACATTACCCTGCCCATCCCTATAGGTCTTGGATAGGGCAAGCTCTGGATGGTCCTTAACCTCCATCTCGTGATGAACTGTAACTGCTTGAGAATAAATTGAAGGAGATTTCTCTTTGCACTCTTCACATTCGTAGTGTGCTTCCCTCAACACCTCATCACGAAGCGATAGCCACTCAGGAGATTTATAGAACAGATAAAGCTTGTGCTGTTTAATTAAATCTCTTATGCAAGCAACCAAAGCATGAGGTGCCCTAGGTACATGCATTATCACCATGAGCTAGATACAGCTCAGTCTTTCCTTGATCTATGGCTATCGCAACTGCGTGCAACATTGCATGCGCAATCAAAGTGTCATAGCGAGATGCGAGCTTCCCTAACTCATATAAGCTCATCTATCTCACCATCGCTTCTCACTCTAATGATCTTGCCGTTTAAATCCTTCTGGATCAGCGGTCTACGAGGTGGATCGCCATACGGAACTTTATGATGACGACGAACATACTCATCGCGTATGCATTCTTTACACCATCCGTCATAGGTATCGCGTAACCTCCCGCATCCAAAGCAGTAAGCCATATAACTCCCTATAAAAGAAAAGCTCCCGCAAAGGGAGCTGAATAAATAAATATAAAGATTAATTAGCCAAGCATTGAAGAGATAATACCTGTAGCTACAGACTTAAACACATCTATCGAAGCATTACCAACGGTATCTAAAACCTTACTTTTAGTTCGATGCCAAACGGTATCGTTACTTACTACATCTAAGAATTCATTACCATTCCAAGTTAGCGTTATGATTCCACTTTCAAATATCTCATTGTTCCAACCTGAAATAATTTTAGATTCAATAAGACCTGCTTCGGTCATTATCTTGATATGGTAATGAATCTGACTTAGATCACTATATTTATCACAGAGTAAATCTCTAGCATCAACATATCCGCTACTATCTCCAACCCTTATTAAGATATAGCGAACTAAATCCATATCACGCTTCATAGAACTCCAGCCAATAAAAAAGGAAGCCGAATTCTTTCGACTTCCTAAACTTTAACCACATACAAGATAACACACTTCGAAGTACACTTTAGTACACCGTTAAATAGCCTTAGGTAAAATCCTTCTCCATTCTTCAGGCATTAGATCATAAATCTCTATCAGTATACGCTTTCTTTTCTTCATGACAGCAGAATGAGAATAATACGTTAATCTCTCAATTGTTGCCCACGGAACTCCTTCTATATAGTGAGATCTAGCAGGTTCAACAAGATCGGATGGCAACGACTCGATAATACCAATAGCAATCTGCATGTCGTCTTTGTATATCTGCAAATCAGCATCGAGCCAATCGATATATTCAATAAGCTTTAGAACACCGTCAGGGACTTTATCGTTTGTAACGGATCCCTGAGCAATAGAAGATTCATAATCTATGCCAAGCACCTCAAGCTTGCTTTTCTGCTCTTCTATTTCGTTTATACGAAATGACACTCTACCTTTAAGCCTTGAAACGTAATCAAGATACTTTTCCGCGCAAAGCTGTTTCACGTCTTCGTTGGTGACTGGCATATATACCTCCCTATCTAAGTCACCAACCTAAAAACAACTCACTTCCAGGATTACGAACACGCACCATAAAATACTCATACAAATAACTGTCTCGCGTCACCTGTTCATGCATTTCTTTTGCATGTCATATTTCCCAATTTTTTGACGGACAAAACCCCTTGTCTGTCAGGAATAACAGACAAAAAGAGCGGCTCAAAACAGAACCGCTCTCGTTTCACGTTCGTTCTACTGATGCTTTTATTGTTCATCACAAATCATAATCGTCATAACTTAATAATTCGGCTCCATCTTTTGCAGCGAAGAATCCAAAACGAGCGCCCTCCTTATGACCATCTATATATCCTTTGCAGTAACCGAAAATAAATGCAATGTACAGCGATGAGCAAACTAGAATCGCACCGACAATCACCTGAATAATTACTTCGATCATTCGTCGTCTACCTTCCTTGCTGTGCAGTTGTAAATAGGCTCCCACTCTATAAACAAGTCAAACGTCTTTCCGCAAGCTGGACATTCTTCTTCCGTGTCATCGATACCTTCATAGTCGTATTCGAATGCAAGTTCGACACCACAATAGGGACATTCTGCATCGATCCGTTCAAATCTCGGAACACATGACCATCCATTTCTTACTGCATAATCTATGCGTTCTTGTAAGTCGCCTTTACTAGTCATGCAGCTCATCATGTATCACCTTTGCACCGCAATCAGGACAGAATCTGAAACCATCCTCGGTTTTGAGGCTCCCGCAGTTGCTGCATCCTCTTTGTATTTCAGCGATCTCCTTGCCTTTCATGAAGTCCTCGAAGTCCCTGCTGCATTGAGCACATACGGAATACTTGAATTCTTCAACCCAATACCCAGTGCACAGAAACCTTAGAGCCAGCTTTCTGCGTGGAACTTCTCGACAAAGCCACCTTTTCGTGTCTAATGGTTTTCCGCACCTTTTGCATTTATCCATCGCAAACCACCTTCGCTCCGCAGTTGGGGCAATACTTGAAATGAGGCTTATATGGTTCGCAATAGTCAAACCATCCAATATCAGGATCGTATAGCATCGGATAGCCGCATTCGGAACATTCAAACGCGCTGCAATCTTCCGCTGGCTCCCCTGTTTCGATTTCGTTGTCATTTTCGTCATATTTAATTTCGGTTACATCTGGTTCAAAATGGCACGTCCGCTCTGGTTCAGGCTCTATAAGATCTGCTAGAACATTAGCGGCGGATTCTCCACCTATCGTAAGATCAACACCAAGCGCTTTTGATATGTGATACCAAAGTAACGCACCTTCACCAATCTCTTTGCCAATCTCGCGCAGCCGCCTAGCGGCATCGCGCCGTACTTCGTTAGTTGGCATCTATTTCACCCCCGTAGAACCTAGACCATCACTACCACGCTCAGAATCGCTAAGGTTCATCACGCTATAGGGTTTAACTTTTGTGTAGGGCGAAATAATAAGTTGAGCTATTCTATCCCCTGGTGAAACTTCGAAAGTCTCCCGACCGAGATTAATCAGCGGAACAACTATCTCACCGCGATATCCGCTGTCTACTACGCCAGGAGCATTTAATACAGTAATGCCATGCTTTACTGCCAAACCACTTCTCGGCATCACGTAAGCTACGTGGCAATCAGGACACTCAATACGTAATCCTGTGCGAACAACTTTGTATTCACCCTTATGAATAATTGCATTTTCTGATGCCCTAATATCCATGCCAGCATCACCCTCATGTGCATAGCAAAGAGTGTTCTCATTACATAAAACTGGCATTTCAACGCCGGCTTTAAACTTGGAGGTCTCCGGGTCGATCAAATCAGCTATCATACGCAATCCGTTACGTATCGTCCATTCTGACCTTGCGCATATATCGAGACCGAATAATGTGCCATTGAGCCAATAATGATGCCCATCATCAACAACGTCGTATCCGCCGCGCAACCTATCAGCTATTTCTCTGGTGTTTAGTTTATTAGACATAGTTAACCACATACCTTAGATACTCTCATTTGGGCTTTCTTGATAGTTTGGTAACTTCCCCAGTCGAAAAAACAATCAGAGTTTTCTCTACACTCCTTACACCAATATCTATCTTTATCGCCATACTTTTTCGACAAAACAATACAATCGGTTTCTTTGCCACACTCGTAGCACTTACCCATAACTACTCGCTCAAGAAGATAAAACCAATAAAACAATGCAGATCAAAAACATTATTGAAAGTGGAATTAATAGCATCAAAGCGTTCACTGCTACCACCCCTCAGGAGCGCGAACAGGCATAACAATTCCGCGTGAATAATCGCTACTAATACCTAATGGTCGATTCTCCCCGCAAAAAGACAGTGTTACCTTTTCAGGTGAAAGCGATCCTAGATACTGAGATAGGTAGGTAGTGCTCAAATATATTTTTTGATACACGGGATCAGAAGATTCACATTCGATCTCTTCATAAGTAGTTCCATCGTCTTTTGAGATGCCAGTGATCTTTAAAAGATCACATTCTGCTTCAATCTTAACCGTATGGGACCTAACAGAATTTGCACGATCAATCGCCCTCTTTAACAATGTGGTATTTACCAAAACATTAAGAAGCGCCGAGTAATTCAGAACTGATTGGATGTTAGGGAATTTACCCATATTTAAAGATGAGCCAATCTCTATCTCTCCGTCACTAAAAGCGATTTGGTTATGATCTATTGCAAATTTAATAGTATTACCAGCTTTAAGCGCCGCCACTTTAGACAAGAAAACAGCAGGTACTAACGCGTCGAAATCGACGGGTTTACAGCTGACAAATCCCTCATACACCTTAAATGCATCAGTTGCGGTAAAAATGAGCCTATCATCTCGCGCATTTATATGTACGCACGTAAGAACTGGCCTATCGTCTTTAGTAGCAACATTACGAACACAAGACCTAACAATATGAGAAAACTCCTCAAATGGCATCTCGATACCATTCGAAGTATCAACAAACACTAAAGGATCAAATTGACTCGGATCGAGCGAGGGCAAACTTGCCTTAATTCGTCCACATTTGATTCGAACCTCTTGTCCCTCGCTTGAAATTTCTACCGCATGAGATGGAAGCGTTTTTGCTAAAGATTGAAGTTTTTTAGCCGACACTAAACAATTTCCAGGTTCGGTTACTAATGCAGGCTTAGTATGCCTAACACTGTTATTCAAATCAGTTGCACTAAAGCATACTGAACCATTGTCGATCGCTTCAATATATACGCACGACTGTTCAATGGTAGATCCCATATCAGCGATCGGAACAGCACTCGACAAGATATGTTCCAATTCTTCTGTATTAATATGAAAAAGCATAATTACGCTCCTAAATCAAAGATAGATGGCATTGATTGCTTGCGCTCTTCAGCCTGCAGATATTTAATACCGTCCAGGAAATACTGAGTGTTTAGCTCAACCGCTCGACCGCGCCGTCCTAACATCATGGCTCGCAAAGGTACCGTAAACAGACCGCCGAACGGGTCATATACCAAATCGCCCTCATTTGAATAGCGGGTAATAAGCCGATCAACGATATCGAACTGCAAAGGGCAAACATGCATCGCCTGGCGCTTTTTAGATTGTGAGGTGTTAAGCGTAAGCATGCGGTTCACATCATCCCAAACGCTTGTATCCCAACTACCTGGAGCGAGTGCCATGAACGTCGATGGCAAATGTGCTTCAGCGTCCAACACCTCGCCGATCCTCACATGGCTTGTATAGTCGTAGATATGCTCTAGGCTGTACTTCTTGAAGATGCGCTGTATATCGCCCATAGGCAGCGCTTCTAGCTCTTCGGGAGTTAGAGATCCTTCACCAGAGCTTCGCCAAAATGCATGTGCATCTATTTGCCAACGAGCGCGTGAATACTCATCTTTTGATTTGGTAACTGGCTCATCAGCATAGCCGCGTGTGCGATCTGTTTGCGGCTTATGGAAAAGCAAGACATATTCAGGACACCCTACCCCCATTTTGGTGCCATCCTTACACTGTTCCGTCCAGCCAAGGCGGTAGGTCTGATTGTTCTCGCGAACAACATCCGTTACTACCGTAATCATGCCCATATAATCAAAACCATGCTTTAGGAAATGCTCGATAGTTTCAGCATGAAACGGCTGAATAGTAGGAATACCAGCACCGGTTACATTACCGAAATTAACGCGATCCTTAACATGGCAACAATAGATGCGACCAGGCTTTAAAGCACGCAATAACTTAGGAGTGAGATAATCCATCTGAGCGAAAAAATGCTCAT